GGGAAACAAATAAATGGGTTGATTCCTCACCTCAAATTTTTGACCACCTTCTAAGTGGCAACATTGACATAGACGAAATTGAAGAATCCGAGTTGCTCAAAATTGCCCCAGAAATTGTAGAAAAAACAACACAAATATCTCAAAGTTTTAATGTTTCTAAAGCAGTTGAGGAAAGACAGTTCACCCTTGGTCCTATGTATGTTCCTAACACAATGGATGCCCATGATGAGTGGACAGATGATGAAGAGTTACAGCAAGCAGTTTGGAAATATGTTCAATCAGGTGACAGAAGAATCAGGTTGCAACATGACCGTGATGTGGTTGCAGGTGAATGGGTTGAGATTATGACTTTGCCTTATCCAACACAAGTTCCGATGTTGAAAGCAGATGGAACAACTCAACCTATTGACTTTCCTAAGAACACAGTTTTTCTGGGTGTGATTTGGAATGATTGGGCTTGGGATAAAATTAAAAAAGGTGAAATCCGTGGATATTCCATCGGTGGTCGTGCCGAAAGAATGTATGTGGACTTAGAACAATGATTCCTAAAGATATTAAACCAACAATTGCCCCACCACATGTGCAAGCGTGGATTAAACAATTACTTGACCCAGATTTTATCAAACTTATTAGTGCTATACCCTACGACCAAATTGATATAAAACTTTCTGCATCAAAAGGTAGGGTTAGGAGACGACCAGTTGTTATTCTTAATGGTGGACCTACGGAGTATGACCAGATAGGATAGTTTGATGAAAACCGTGATTGATGATGCCATGCAAGTTTTGGCTAACACGGGAATCAAATGTGAACGAGTTCAAACTCGCGCAGAGTATTCAGCATTTTTGGTTGCCCGTGAAAATAATCGTAAAGCATATTTTTTGTGGCGTAAAATGTCTCAAGATGATTTTCAGTTCATGGGTGCAAAGTTTTGGGTTGGGAATGAACCAACGGAAGGTTCAACTGAAAAGAATTTGATTATGGCAATCTGTAAAACACAAAACTTGTAGTAAAATTAAAAACACACCCCCGTTTATGGTATTCTCCTAATATCGAGACCCGTGGGTTGTTGTATTCCTTTTTGGATGCGACAACTTATTTTTTATGTAGAAAGGGCTAAACACTTGGCAAGAGCCAAAAAGATGGTCAATCTATCAATAGAAGAAACATCAGGTGTTGACCACCCAGCACATTTACATGAAGGCTGGTTGGTAATGAAGTCTGCCGATTCGTCAGACGTTCAAAGGGTACTTGATGAATCACTCAACAGAGAGGACTCCTTAATGGAGAAAACTGCCGAAGAGCAAGTTGAAGAAACTACTCCAGATGCACCTAAGACCGAAGAAGTAACAGAGGTAACTGAAGAAGTTACTGAAGTTGTTGAAGAAGTCAAAGAAGAATCATCCGAAGAAGAAATTCTTAAATCTGCTCCACAATCAGTAATCAAAATGGTTGAAGACCTACGCAAAGCCAAAGAAGATGCAGAAGCCAAAGCAAAAGAATTTTCATACGAGTTGCAAAAGCAACGCGATGAAAAAGCAGATGCTGAAGCAGTAGCAAAGGCAAGCGCATGGACTCATCTAAATCTTGATGCAAATACAGTTGGAAAGGCTTTACGCCGTCTAACAGAGAAAGATGCCGTTTTGGCAAAACAAGTAGAAGAAGTTTTGACTTCAGTTAACGCTCAAGCAGAATCTTCTAACATTTTTGCTGAACTCGGTAAATCAGTCGAAACACAAGTTGATAATGCTTATGGTCGTATGACTGCAATCGCAAAATCACTTGTCGAAAAAGGCGAATCAAACAGCGTTGAACAAGGAATTGCTCGCGTTGCTTTGTCAAACCCAGACTTGTACGCCCAATATCTAGCAGAGAAAGGTGCTTAATTAAATGGCATATGAATTTAGTAATTATGCTGTCAAACTGACACTCGAAGCAGCAGCAGACTTATCAGCCCTCCAATACACATTCGTGAAATTGGATTCAGCAGGTAAAGCAGCAGCAGTTACGGGAACAACCGATGTTGCAATCGGTATTTTACAAAACGCTCCAACATCAGGTCAAGAAGCAGAAGTTCTAATCGTTGGTGGTTCAAAGTTAGTAGCAGGTGGAGCAATTACCGAAGGTGCAGCAGTGGGAACTTCAGCAGCAGGTAAAGGCTCAGCACTAACCAGAAACGCTGGAACAGCAGCAACAACACAATTTGTTTTTGCTACAAATCTGACAGAGGTAGCAGCAGTAAACGAAATCACAACTGTGGTCGTTAACTGTTCAACTCCTGCAAGAGCGATATAAGGAGAAAAATAAAAAATGCCACAACCAAATATAAACTCTGTACACATTGATGCAATTCTGACTAACATCAGTATTGCGTACATGCAAAATACAGACAATTACATCGCTGACAAAGTATTTCCAATTATTCCAGTTGATAAGAGAAGCGATAAATTCTTCACTTACACCAAAAATGATTGGTTCAGAGATGAAGCACAAAGAAGAGCACCTGCAACAGAATCAGCAGGTGGTGGATATAATCTTTCCACAGGCTCATATAGTGCAGATGTTTTTGCATTCCACAAAGATGTACCAGACCAAATCACTGCAAACGCAGATTCACCATTGAATCCATTACGTGAAGCAGCAGAATTTGTAACCAACCGTCTGTTACTACGCCGTGAAATCCAGTTCGTTTCAGATTTCATGCAAGCAGGTGTATGGGGTAATACTGTTACAGGAACTGCTGGAACAGCAACACCTGGCACATTTGCAACCCAATGGAGCAATTACACTTCATCTGACCCAATTGAAGATATTGAAGAAGGCAAAGCCGACATCTTATCTGCAACTGGTATGGAAGCAAACACTCTTGTATTAGGTTACGATGTGTTCCGTCAACTCAAGAATCATCCAGATTTAGTTGACCGAATCAAGTACACCTCTTCACAAACAATAACTACTGACATGATGGCTGCGATGTTTGATATTCCTCGCGTTATCGTTTCAAAGGCAGTGAAAGCAACAAATCTTGAAGGTGCAACAGAAGCCTACGCATTCGCAACAGGCAAAACTGCTCTTCTTGCACACGTTGCCCCACAGCCAGGTCTGATGACCCCTTCTGCTGGATACACATTCTCATGGACTGGTGTTTCTGGTGGATTAGGTGCAACAATCGGTACTTCACAATTCCGTATGGATTCAATCCGTGCAGACAGAGTGGAAGCCGAAATGGCATTCGATAACAAAATTATCGGCGCTGACCTAGGTTATTTCTGGAATAGCATCGTTGCGTAAGTAGCAACAAAATTTTTGGGGGTGGGCTTAATTGCTCGCCCCCTTTATTTAATTAGGAGGATTTTATGGGAATGTATATTCAGTTAAAAGATGATAAGAACAACCAATCTTTCAAACCTAAAGTATGGACTCCGATGCTTTTTGATGGTAAAGATTCTATCAAACCAACAGAAGATGGTCATTGTTTTTGGGAAGCACAATTGCATTTAGATTTACCCAAAACAGGTCGTCCCACTTATGTGAAAATAAATTTTTCTAGGGATTACAAAGGGAAGAACGATACTACTGGAACAAACACTTTTGCTGTTCCTGCTGATGTTACATCAGTTCAATTTGCTTTATCTTGGTTTTTTAACGCTAAAATAGAAACACCGATTTCTTGCATGGTACACCATAATGGTGCATCTGCAATCAATTCACCAATTAGGCAGTTCAAAGGAATGATTCTGTAATGACTTTCTCATATTCAGGTAATCCTGCTGCAAGTGATTTAGATGCAGTTCGATTTCTTATCAAAGACACAGTTGTTAACACTGACACAAATCTTTCAAATGAGGAAATCAATTGGTTACTTTCAACTTGGATTGATATTTATGAGTCAGCCAGTGCTGGTGCAGAACATTTGGCAGCCACATTTTCAAGTTTGTCAGACACCTCAAAATCTGTAGGTGACATTTCAATTTCTAAAACATATTCAAATCAAGCGCAACAATATTACGAATTGGCTAAAAAGTTACGCACCCAACGAGTTCGATTAAAAGGT